TAGGACTGGATGTGTTTTTCCTTTTAATTGATTAGCTTCTTTTACAGCTTGAGCTACTCGTAGGTGCTCTGTTTCTTTTTCTAATTTGAAACCACTTTTGATTTCATTCATAAATGCTTGGTCGAGTTCACCGGTTGTGAAGCTCTTTGGTACGTTTGTAATTATATCCATAAGTATCTAAGTAGTTTTAAATTAAAAAAAGAGGTAGGGGGCTTTCGCCCCCGTACCAAATTTTAATATTAGTTTTTGAAGTCTCCAGAAACGTTATCAATATTGATAATGTTAAAGAATATTTCAACTTCACCAGCGTCTAGAACTGATACGTTAGCACCAGTAGCTGTGAATAAGATGTCGATGTTATCATCGGCAGCGTAAGTTTTACCAGTCATAACTCCGTCAAGAGATGGACCGTATAAAACCTCAGTTGCGTCAACGTGAATTTCTTCATTGTCGATGTAACCATCTGCATCATCTCCGTCACCTACATCTAACTTTAATGCTGATGTCGCACCACCGTCAAAAGCTGTGTGTACTTTAAAAGCAACGCTGCGTACTTGAGTACCAGCTTTCACAGCTTTTGTGATAGTTTGGGTTGTTGCAGAAGCAGTTAGATCTTCGTGAGTGATACGAATTGAATCTGTGTAACCAGCCAATTCTTGAATGCTTTTACCATTATATTTTGTTGTAGCCATATTGTTATATCTCCTTTTTTAATTATTAAGTAACGATTTGACCGTGTGCACGTGGGTGGTAAACACCTAGTGTTAATGCACAATCAACAAAACCACGCTCACCGCCACCAAGATTTGGAAGACGTGTAGAGCCCATTGGGATTAACTCGTGAATACCGTAGTACTCTGGGTTAACTAAGAAACCATCATCATTTTCTCCAGTGTCTCCAGCAACTGCTGAAGGTGAACAAGCTGGGTTCATATTTACAACTGAAACAACACCGTGGTCTGATTGATAAAGCTCAACAGACAATTTGATAGCACCAGAGTTACCATCGTAATTTACGTTACGAGATGTAACAGCACCACCAGTTGAGAAACGAGCAAAGTCAGAAATTTGCTGACGTAAGTCTGTATCTGCAATTAGCATTAGGTTATCAACAGAACCAGTTTCGCGGAAAATAGAAGCGATTTGGCTGTTAAGAATTGTTTCTGAATAAGCAGAACCTTCTGATGAGTTATTAGATGCTGGTGTTTGGTAATCAGTTGGAATATCACTAGGAGCTGCTGGAATTAATCCATCAGCACCAGATGCAGTCCATCTACCTAATCCACGAAGAGCGTTAGCAGTACCAGCACCGTCTTCAGTAGAAGAATCTTGGCGACCAGAAATAGCACCTTCGATGTCTCTTTTGAGTTCACGGATTGCTTTAGCTTCTGCTTGAGCGATCTTAGCTGGACCTACAGAATCAACAGCCTCTTGGAGGTCTGATACCATATAGTCACGGCGGAATTTTTGTATGCGGTTACCTAAGCGAGCACGTCCAGCGAATTTATCAGTAAATGCAGTTACGTCCGCACCTTCGCTGATACCAGCGATAGATGGAGCCGCTAACTTGTCTACTGTCCACTCAACGTTTGTCGCACTAGCTTTCTGCTTTTGAGCAGAGGAAAGGATTGGAGTTTCTTCTGTAGCAAAAATTGACAAGACATCTGTCAAGTCTTCTCTGTTAGAAACACCGGATCCTTGATTTGTAGTATCGAATGTATTTGAGAATGACATTGTATTATATAATTAGGATTATCGGTTTTTTAATTGTAGAGTTCTGAGAGTAATGAAATCATTCTTATTGCCAGATTGTCTAAACTGTTGGCTAAGATTTTTAAGTGCCTTAGCGGACTTTCCCATAGTTTTCTCCGATGTAGATGCAGCTGATGCAGCTGTTTTAGGTGGTGTCAATGAAGCTGACTTCGGAGACTCTTGAACAATTTTGCGTCCATAGATACTGTTCGCAGCGTGCGCCATAATATAATTGAGCTGTGCTCCTATTTCTGGATCCGCCGATTCTTTTAGTGCTTTGAATCTTGGGTCGGCAATCATTGCCTCATAGTTCTTACGAGTATCGTTGTCGTTTCCTTTTAACCACTTTAGTTCTTCTGAAGCTTTTGCATCAAAAGCCTCCTTCAGCTGTTTGCCATTTTCTTTGGCTTGAAGAACTTTAAGTTGAGATGGTAAGAATTTATCTCTTGATTTTCGAGCTTGCAATAAGCTTGATCGAATATCTTTCTTGGTAAGTTCTTTACCTTCTACTTCCGTAACGATGTCTTCTGGTCCGTATCCGTCTGCATTGAATAGTACATCTTCAGCCCATTCTATAACTTGATTGACTTCTTCAGCCTTACTTTGCAATTCCTCAAGCGTATCAACTGACTTGTAAGGATTGTCGGCTATTGGTTTATCTGAACTAAGCGGATCTTTAGTATTTAACTTAGATTCCAGCTCTTTAATTTTAGCTTCAGCTGCTTTACGCTTTGCTGTTAACTCACCAAATCGAGCTACAGCTCTGCTTCCAAGCTTTTCGGATAACTCCCGGAGATCATCTTCGGACATCTCATCTAGATCTAACTGTGAAAGAACATCTGTTGATTCTTCAGAAGTTTCTTCAACTTCTTCAGTTTCTTCAGTTTGTTCAGCAACGACTTCTTCGTTGACTTCAGCTTCTGTACTCTCGACTTCCGCTTCTTCTACTACTTCGTCTGTTGCTTCAACTGGTGGAGCTTCTTCTTGAGTTGCCTCATTCTGTTGCCCCAAGCGGCGATTAATAAAATCCGCCACTGACATATTTGACTGTTCCGCTGTTGTTTCGGTTGAGGGTTCAGCGACTCCCTCTATGATTTCGTTTGACATAATGTTTGCACTCCTTAACGCCGAGCGATGGCGATAAATGTATTATAACTTACGTATCAAGTGCATCTGCAAAACGAACTTGCAGTTTTCTCCAGTCGCACATCTGTAGGATTTGATCGTAAGTAAGTATTCTTCCAGATAATTGTTGTATCTGCTCTGTACTTGCTTCGTGTAGCTCTCCGATAGTTTCTTCTCTGAGCTCTGATATTACTTTTAAAAAGTGAGCAAAGTGATCGTATTGAGCTAATACTCTTAGGTCTTCTTCTAATGTCATTAAGATTTTTTTACTGAGTTAATATAAGTTCTGTAAATTTTAGCCGGTCCACTTTTCCCCATAACTCTAGCTCTTTGTTCCATAGCTACAGCTGCTTGTATTTTATGAGCGTGTGTCTTTCCACTTTTTTTGATTATATTTACACTTTTTCTAGCTGTACTTAAATCTTTGAACCCTAATCCCTTTATGGTTCCTTTAGGATTTTCATCAGTGTAAAGATCAGAATGCTTATCTTTTGGTCTAATCTTACCGCTTTTTGTCTTTCGTGGTATTCTTTTTTCACTCATTTAGTAAACTTTTTAAAATAAAAATCTGTTCTTTCCGCACGTCTATCTGCGTGAGCTTTTTCCTTTTTGGGTTTTAAAAATTTAGTTCTAAATGTTGTGTTTATTAGTTGTGCGTCTCCACTCTTAAATGCTTCACGAAGAGTTTCAGCATTCCCTTCGCCGACAATATTCTGAAGATCTCCATAAATGTTTTCGTAAACATATTTGTTTTGAGAATCGACATTATCTTTAAGGTTGTTTTCTTTAAGAAATGTGTTATAATAGGGTCTATGAAAATCGAATTGATAAACTCCATAACCTTTACCTCCGCCGATTTGCTTTTGAGCGGGGTCAAAGCTGTAGGCACTTTCTACAGCAGCGTTACCAGTAAGACCAGCTAATACAGCTGGGTCGTTACCAAAATATTTTCGAGCTGCATCAACGTACTTAAAAAAGTTTTTCTCTTCTTGAGTCTGTTTGAGACTTCCTAAAAATGCTTCTCTAGTTTCTCCAGTTGGAACAACGTCTACTTTTGGCTGTTCTAGCAACTTGCCCATAAGGACTTCCATTGGATCTTCCATATTACACTCCTTGTGTTTGAATGTTACCCATTTGAGCTGGCTCTGTTCCCACTCTTCCGATTTGAGCATTTTGTGCTTGTTGCATTTGGAAGGTATATTGTGCAGCGTACTTTTGTATTCTTGCTGCAAAGGCTTCATCGGACTGCAAGCGAGCAGCAATATCTGGCTGACCAACATACTGCTCAATAACTTGTATTGCAATTTGTGCACCGTTAGGACGTGCCGGCATTTCAATACCAGCAAATATCTTAGATAAATCATCAGTTACTTGGTTTACAACTTGTTCAAAAGCCGCTTCCGTAGGTTGTAGAATACGATCAGCGAGAACCGGGTCAATATTATTAGCAGCTGCATCAAGTAAAGAGTCAATGTTAATGCGACCGCTCCTATCGAGTTGCGTAAGTTGGACCAACTGTTGGAGTTTCTGTTCTTGAGTTTCTGGATCCGAATTGAGGACATCATAGGATATGATTATGTCGTAGTTCTCATCGGGGTTGCCTTTATTGAAAACTACGGGGTCTGGCGATCCGGTTACCCTAAAGAAAACTGAGTCCGGTCCAAACCGCTGGAAACAACGATAACACATCTGTAAAACCTCTGCGTTGTGCTGTAAGAACTTGTCTACCAAAAATTGTTTACGTACTTGAGATATTTGAGATCCTTCATCTAATCCACATAATCTATCAGCTTGGTCTTCCATTGTTTTTTCCATTTCAATAGAACCAGTCGGAGATGGTGGAGTAGGAGCAAAATCTAAGTCTCCTTTACGTCTGTAAGGTATCATCCTTCCGGGACCCCAATCTGTTGGTGCTTGACCAACGGGGTGTAGAATCGGAGGTAGAGTCGCTAGACTGTTTCTATCAATACGTGAATCCCGCTCAACCTTTACTTGATTCTGTATTCCGCGAAGGATGTCTGG